AATTGCCTATTATTGTAAAATTGCAAAGGATGAATCAAAAACGATTTTCAGTGCGGATAGAGACCTTACACAACTTATTTCGGAAGATGTGACCATTTACTCACCAAACACCAAGAAGTATTATAAAAAGGGGGATACAATCAAAATGAACTCCATTGAGATTCCACACTACAATGTAAAAACTTTTAAAATTATTTCTGGTGACAAATCCGACAATATTAATGGGATTTATTATCTTGGAGAAAAAACTTTTGTAAAGTTATTTCCTGAGATACTTGAAAAAGAAATAAGTTTTTCCGATATTTTAAAAAGAGGTGAGGATTTACTGAAAGAACAAAAGGACAACACCACATTAAAGAACCTTTTAACTGGGCGAACAAAGGAGGGGATATTTGGTGATGAGTTTTTTGAAGTAAACAAAAAGATAGTGGATTTGTCCGAACCACTAATAAGTGAAGAAGGAAAGGAATTGGTTAAATTATATTATTCTGAGTCATTGGATCCTGACGGAAGAGGGTATAAAAACTTAATTCGGATGATGATGGAGGACGGATTATTTAAATATCTACCCAAGGGAGATGATCAGTGGGTTTATTTTTTAAAACCATTTTTAAAACTAACAAGAAAAGAAAAAACAAAATTTAAAACAAAAAAGTAAGATTATGAAAGAGCAGTATGATTTCACGAAGGTTGAATTTCTAATTACACTAAACAACAATTTTGTTGTACAACGTTTCTTTAATGTTAAAAACTTCAACGAGAACGCACAAAACTCCGTTGAACTTTATGAATACATTAAAGATTTGTCAGAACAACTTAAAACAAAATTGAGAAAAAAGTGTTTGGTTTATATGTTGGATAACAAATACCAAATTGAAGAAGATCCAAGTGTATTAAACACATCAAATACGGACGGACCGGAAGTATTTAACGTTATTTTAAAGGTGGGAAATCAGACAATTTGTCATAGAACCATTGATGCAAAAGTATACCCTCCGAAGGTCAGATATACCCTAGATGTACGACCAGACATAAAAAACATTCTAAAAGACCTAACTGACATTTTTTCAGGTAAAAATTTATCTTATGAATATCTAAATTATTCGTTTGCTTAACTATATTTATTTTTACAAACCTAGAAATTAATCAATATGTCAGACAAAAAAAACTTCGGATACTTAGGAAACACCTTTCAGATTCAACTATTAAATAACATTATAATTTATAAGGATTTTTCCAATTCCATCATTGAAGTTATTGAACCAAATTATTTTGATAACCAATATTTCAAAATCATTTGTCAGATGATTAAGGAATATTATTCAAAGTATGAACATACACCAACGTTTGACACTCTGGAACAATTAACCAAATCTGAAATTAGTTCACCGATGGCCCAAAAAAGTGTTTTGGACACCTTGGACCAAGTAAAGAATGTATCAGATGAAGGATCCATTTTTGTTCAAGAAAAATCACTTAAATTCTGTAAACAACAAGAACTTCAAAAAGTTATGACCAAAGCCCAATCAATAATTGATAAGGGAGATTTTGAAAGTTATGATAAACTGGAAGAAATGGTCAGAGGGGCCCTTCAAGTTGGTGAAGTTGACAAAGGTACAATGGATGTATTTTTTAACTTGGATGAGGTTTTGGATGATGATTTTAGACACCCAATTCCACTTGGAATTCCAGGTATTGATAACCTTTTAAAGGGTGGTTTGGCTAAGGGTGAAATTGGGGTATTTTTGGCCCCTACCGGAACGGGAAAAGCTAATCCAATTTCTGAACCGGTTTTAACACCAAAAGGTTGGACCAAAATGGGCGATCTAAAAGTGGGTGATAAAGTTATTGGTTCCGATGGTAAAGAACAATATGTATTGGGGGTGTACCCCCAAGGTATCAGACCGATCTATAAAGTTGAGTTTAGTGATGGGACATTTTCCAATTGTGACGCTGAACATTTGTGGAGTGTAAACACACTTAATATGAGAACCAGAAAGGTAAGAGTTAAAGGAAAAAACACTTATTCACCTAATTTTGGATACAAAGTTGTTAAAACCTTGGATATGGTAAATGACATCAAAAAAAGAGGTAGATACAATTATAGACTTCCAGTGGTTGCCCCAATTGAGTTTGAACAAAAAGAAGTAACTATTGATCCATACCTTATGGGGTTATTGTTGGGTGATGGTTATTTAAATCAAAGTAACCCCATTATTTCAACAAAAGATGATGAGTTGTTTGAAAATATTTCACATTTGTCAGAACATACCGCCTTTACAGAATATACCAAAACCAATGAAAAAACAATCAAGGTAATTAGATTGAAAAGTGATGTTGCCAAAAAATTGGAAACATATGGTTTGAAGGGAATGAAATCAAACAACAAATTCATACCAAAAGATTATTTGTATAATTCATTGGACAACAGAATTGAAATACTTCGCGGTTTGATGGACACTGATGGGTACGTAGCTAAAAAAGGATTGGTTCAATTTACAACCATATCAAAACAACTTAGTGAGGATGTTAGAGAACTTGTATTATCTTTAGGTGGTACTGTTAGAGTTAAAACAAAAATACCAACTTATAGAATCAATGGTGAGAAAAAACAAGGTCAACTAACTTATAATGTTACAATTTCCTTTGCTAATGATGTTGTACCATTTAAACTAATGAGAAAAGTTAGTAGGTATTATAAAAGAACAAAATATGTTGAACAAAAGTATGTTAAGTCAATAAGTCACACACACGATGAAGAAGCGGTTTGTATTAAAGTATCAAACCCAGATTGCTTGTATGTAACCAGAGATTATGTTTTAACACATAACACGACCTTCACCACAAAAATTGCCAATCACGCCTTTAATTTGGGGTATAATGTACTTCAGATTTTCTTTGAGGACAATGCAAAAATTATTCAAAGAAAACATATGACACTTTGGACTGGAATTCATCCGGACGAACTTTCTGAAAATAGAGAGGAAGTTATGGCAAAAGTTAAACACATCCAATCAACAAGAAAGAATAAGTTGATTATGAAAAAATTACCATCAGATACGGTAACAATGAATCAGATTAAAACTCAGATAAGAAAAATGATGGCCGAAGGAACAAAGATTGATTTGCTTATTTTGGATTATATTGATTGTGTTGTTCCGGATAAAAACTTGGGCGACGAATGGAAAAGTGAGGGTTCAGTAATGAGAGGTTTTGAATCAATGTGTCATGAACTTGATATTGCGGGATGGACGGCCACCCAAGGTTCAAGAAGTTCAATCTCATCTGATGTTGTAACAACTGATCAAATGGGTGGATCTATTAAGAAAGCACAAGTTGCCCACGTCATTATTACGGTTGCAAAATCATTACAACAAAAAGAAATGAATTTGGCGACAATTGCAATCACAAAATCCAGAATTGGTAAAGATGGTATTGTGTTTGAAAATTGTAAGTTTGACAACGGAATGTTGGAAATTGATACAGAACAAAGTGTGACGTTTCTAGGTCACGAAGAACAAAAAGAAGAAAAGAATAGGAACAGAATTAAAGAACTGTTGGAAAAAAAGAAGTTAAAAGAACAACAATCAGAAAACAATTAAATTAAAATTTATTATGGAAAAAATATTAACAGAAAATCCTGGACGATTTGTAATTTTCCCAATCCAATACAACGATATTTGGGAATACTACAAACAACATCAAGCGGCGTTTTGGACTGCAGAGGAGATAGACTTGACAAACGATATCAGAGATTGGGAATCTTTGACTGAAAATGAACAATATTTCATTAAAAATGTTCTATCATTTTTTGCCGCATCAGATGGTATTGTAAATGAGAACCTAGCGGAAAATTTTTATAGGGAAGTACAATACCCAGAAGCTAAGTTCTTTTATGGATTTCAGTTGGCTATGGAAAATATTCACTCTTTAATGTATTCATTATTAATTGATACATACATTAATGACCCAAAAGAAAAGGACGAATGTTTTAATGCTATTGACAGACTGCCTGCTGTACAAAAGAAAGCGAAGTGGGCTCTTGATTGGATTGAGAACGCATCTTTTGCTGAAAGATTAGTTGCTTTTGCTGCCGTTGAAGGTATATTTTTCTCCGGTTCCTTTTGTTCAATCTTCTGGTTAAAGTCTCGTGGTATTATGCAAGGTTTGTGTAATGCAAACTCTTTAATTTTTAAAGATGAAAATCTTCATTGTGATTTTGCAATTCATTTGTTAAATAATCATTTGGAAAACAAACCATCCGAAAAGAAGATTAGAGAGATTTTACTTTCCGCACTTGAAATAGAAAAGGAATTTATCACCGAATCATTACCGGTATCGTTAATTGGTATGAATTCAAACTTAATGAAACAATATTTGGAATTTGTTGTTGATGGGTTACTTATGAAAATGGGTTGTAGTAAAGAGTTCAATGTTGAACAACCATTTAAATTTATGGAACAAATTGCCGTTGAAACAAAAGGTAACTTTTTTGAATCAAGAACGGTTGAGTACCAAAAAGCCAAGTTAAATGAAACAATAACGTTTACTGACGATTTTTAAAATAATAGATATGCCATTAAAAATAATTAAAAGAGGTGGGGAAAGTGCATCATTTAATCCACAAAAAATTTATAACAGAGTTAAAAGAGCAGCAAAAGGGTTGAATGTTAACTCCGATGAGATTTTTATTAAGGTTATCACATCTGTACCAACAGAAGGTGAAATAACAACAAAGGAGTTAGATAAACTCATTTATGAAATTGCCGCAGCTTATACTGGTAGTCATTATGATTATTCCAGATTAGCGTCATCAGTCGCAATTTCATCTTACCATAAAGAAACGGATGATAGTTTTTCTAAAACAATGAGGTTATTACACCAAGATGGTGTGGTTAATGAAAAATTAATTCAAATTATTGATGAGTATGGTGATGATACAATTGATATGGTAATCAACCATGATAATGATTATAATTTTGATTATTTTGCTTGGAGGTCACTTCAAGAAATGTATCTATTAAAAAGACCTAATGGTCAGGTAATTGAGCGTCCACAACATATGTATATGCGGGTCGCACTATGGGTTACTGATTCATTTAGTGAAGCTGCTGAGTATTATAAATCACTATCCACACAACTTATCTCAAAAGCAACACCTATTATGATTAATGCTGGTACGAAAGTACCTCAATTAGCTTCGTGTGTGTTACACTATAATAATTCAGATTCAAGAGACGGTTTACTAGGCACATTAAATGATATTTCAACATTTTCATCTGATGCTGCTGGGATCGGGCTTTCAATGTCAAACATTAGAAGTAAAGAAAGTAGAATATCATCATCTGGTGGTTATGCCGGTGGGTTGTTGAAGTATTTAAAAATTGTAAATGAATCACTAAGATACTTCAACCAACAAGGGAGGAGACCTGGAAGTGCTGCGATCTATATTGAACCTTGGCATAGAGATATTATTGATCTTTTAGATATCAAAAAAAATACAGGCGCAGAAGAGTTAAGAGCTCGTGACTTATTTACCGCAATTTGGATTCCAGATAATTTTATGAGAGCCGTAAAAAATAATAGTGACTGGTATTTGTTTTGTCCAAATGATATAATTAAAGCCGGTTTAAAACCACTACAAAATTGTTATGGTGATGAATATGAAGAAGTTTATAATGAAGCGGTAAGGTTAAGTATCGGTAAAAAGGTTTCAGCTCAAACCATATGGACTAAAATCATTGAATCACAAGTGGAGACGGGGGTACCTTATTTATGTTCAAAAGATAATGCTAACAAAAAAACTAATCACCAAAATATTGGGGTAATAAAACAAAGTAATCTTTGTAACGAAATTTATCAATTTACGGATGAGACAACTACAGCCATCTGTACTCTTTCATCTATGGTACTGAAAAACTTTGTTGAAAATGGAAAATTCAATTTTGAATCATTATTTACTGAAGTTAGAAAAGTGGTAAGAGCCTTAAATAAGGTTATTAACATTAATAATTACTCAACTGAAAAAGGGAGAAAAGGTGGTTTAGAACAAAGAGCTATCGCTATTGGGACGCAAGGTTTGGCGGACGTATTTTATTTAATGGATTATATTTTTACATCTGATGAAGCAAAAAAATTGAATAAAGATATTTTTGAAACAATTTATTATGCTGCAATATATGAAAGTAATCAATTGTGTAGAGAAGGAAAATACGAACCGTACACTTACTTTAATAATTCACCAATGTCACAAGGTATATTCCAATATGATATGTGGGGGTTAAATGAGTCTAATTTATCTGGTATGTGGGATTGGAATAATCTAAAAGATAGTGTAAAAGAATATGGGATTTGTAATTCCCTATTTACGGCACAAATGCCCGTAGCAAGTTCCGCTAAGGTAACCGGTTCATTTGAGATGACGGAACCAGCACATTCTGCTCTATTTAATAGACGAGTAGTTGGGGGTGAGATTTTAATTGTAAATAAGTATCTTATTAATGATTTTGAAAAAATTGGAATCTGGTGTGAGGACTTAAAAAATGAAATTATTATTAATGAAGGGTCAATTCAGAATATTAATTTCAATAACTATTTGGATCCGGAAGATAAAAACTATCTTAAAAAAGTGAAACGAATTGAACATTTAATTCCTAAATATAAAACAATTTGGGAGATTTCACAAAAACAACTTATTGATATGGCAACTGATAGGGCACCATTTATTGATCAATCACAATCAATGAATATCTATATGGCCAATCCGACTTTATCAAAAATAACATCATCACATTTCCATGCTTGGGAAAAAGGTTTAAAAACTTTATGTTATTATGTGAGAACAAGAGCGATATCAACTGGTGCAAAACACTTGGCAGTTGACATCAGTAAAAAGGAAAAACCAAAAACAACACCAGAACCTGTTAAAGTGGATTACTCATATATGAACTTACCACCAAAACCAAATGATTCTGATTTTGATTGTTTTGGTTGTTCATCATAAAAAATTAAGTCCCAATCTAGTTGGGATTTTTTATTTAAAAGAAAAGTGTACCACATTATATTTATTATAATATGGCAAATGGAACAACATATGGTGTTAATTTTCCTTTTAGGAACAATCCGCTTGGTTATTATTTTTCATTGTCGGAAACAACAGATGAAGAAATAAGATCAAACTTACTACACTTGATTTTAACAAGAAAAGGTAGTAGGTATTATTTACCGGATTTCGGGACCAGAATTTATGAATTTATTTTTGACCCTTTTGATGGTGAGACCTTTGAAGGAATCAAAGCTGAAATTCAAGAACAAGTAGATAAATATATACCAAATTTAATAATTAACAACATATCAGTTACACCATATTTACAATCAGATGAAGCCCCGGACGAATTAAATACTGACTTATTG